GCTGGATAAAGAACAATCAAACATGATTATGAAGATTTTATCTTATCCGGCAAGCTGGCTACGTGCTGGTGCTACGTTATCGCCGGAATTTATCTTGCGTAACCCCGTTCGTGATATGATAGGCGCTGCGATTTACTCTAAACATGGTTTTATTCCTATTGTTGATACGTTCAAAGGTTTGGCGTTGTACTTAAAGAAAGGTCAAACATTCTGGGAGTATAAAAAATCTGGTGCAGCACATGCGGCAATGGTATCGCTAGACCGCGACTATTTAGGTGGCCAATTACGCGACATTATGAAGCGTGAAAGCAAGTTTACGAAGTTAATTAAAAACCCTATTGAAGCATTGCGCGCTATGAGTGAAGCAACAGAAATGGCAACGCGATTGGCGGAATATGACAATGCACGAAAGGGTTATACCGGCGTTGGTAATCGCTTATTCGGTAAAGAAAGAAACCCGCTATCAGCACGAGAAGCAGCACTAGAAAGCCGTGATATTACATTAGATTTCAGCCGTAGAGGTACGCACACAAAGAAAGCTAACCAAGTAATAGCTTTCTTTAATGCGACTATTCAAGGCGCCGACAAAATGGCTCGTGCGTTTAAAGAAGATCCGCGCGGTATGACGGTTAAAACTATGCTTTATATCACATTACCAAGTGTTATGTTATGGTACATGAATAAAGACGATGAGCGTTATCAAGAGTTACCGCAATGGGAAAAGGATACATTCTGGATAATTCCTGGTAAAGAAAATATGTATAGAATTCCTAAGCCGTTTGAAGCCGGCGTTTTATTCGGTACGTCATTTGAACGTATGCTACAGTACATGGACGATGAAAAAAACAATCGTAAGAGCGTAGGTTTTAAAGGGTTTGGTGATCGCGTATTTGATAGCCTTGCACCAAGTTTTATGCCTACGGCTATGATACCTATTGTTGAAGCAACAACCAATTATTCACTATTTAGACAACGCAATATTATTCCGCAATCACAAGAAAACTTGCCAGCACGCCTACAGTACGGCGCGAACACTAGCGAGGTAGCAAAATTCGTAGGCGATAAAATAAACGTTTCACCGTATGTTGTAGACAATACAATAAGAGGGTACGGTGGCGGCCTTGCTGGGTTAGGTTTGAACGCAGTTGATGCGGTATCTGGTGCAAAAGAAAACAATGCATCTAAGAAGTGGTATGAAGCGCCGGGATTAAGAGGGTTTACGGCGGCACCTTATCAATCGTCTAATAGCGTACAACGTATATATGAGGATTATAAGGAACAAGAAAAGCTACATAATGAGTTTAAACTCACAGGACAACGCCCAGAAGGGTACGATGCCAAAGAGTTTGCAAAACTCAAAAATGCAAGTGATATCTTGAAGAACTTAAATAAAGCATCTAAGGCTATTATTAATAACGAACGCATGAGCGGCGAACAAAAGAGGGAACAACTAGATAAAATTAATATGAGAAAAGCTAATATAGCGCGTAGCGTGTATGGCTTAGGTAAGGTTAAATGAGGGGTAAGTAATGGATCATTTCACTAGGTTTTTTGTTGAAGGTTGGAACTCTTTAACAGATAGTTTTTTATTAAAAGTTATACTAAGTGGCGCCGGTGCGGTGGGTATGTGGTTAATTCATATAAAACACGTTCAAATATTGGGCGTGTTTATTTTATTGGTATTCGTTGACTTATTCACTAAATGGGCGGCAATAGCTTATAGAATGTTGGTTGATGAATACAACTATAAGGCAGACGAAATTGCGGTTTGGGAAAAATACCGTGCAATACCGTTGGCGTTTGATAAGGGGTTAATTTCAAGCCGATACATGCGAAAAGGTTTTGTGTTTAAAGTGGCGACATACGTCGCTGCTACACTTGCCGCCTTCTTATTCGATGAAATGAGCGGTCAAAAGCAGTTCGCGGTATCGCTGGTATGGTTATATTTGGGTTCGTGTGAATTCTTATCCATTATGGAAAACCTACGCGACGGCGGAAATGTGATGCTAGGTAAATTTTTAGATTTAGTTAAAACTAAAATTGAAAACAAAGTTAAATTATAGGGGGTACCATGAGGGGTATTGATGTAAGCGAAAATAACGGTGTAGTTGATTGGGGCGCGGTTAAGGCGAACGGGTTCGATTTTGCTGTTATCCGCATTGGTTATGGCCGCGGTAATTTAGATAGTGAATTCTATAACAACGTAAACGGAGCAATAAACGCCGGTTTAGCTATTGGGGTATACCATTATTCCTACGCGATGAACGAAGATAATGCGGCAGATGAAGCGGAATTTGTATTGAATACATTGAACGATGCCGGCCTAACTGTTGACAAGTTGCCTATTGGCGTATGGTTCGATATGGAAGATGCGGATAATTACAAGGCAAATCGTGGCATGCCAACGGGCCAAGAATTAACAAATATTTGTAGTGTGTTCATCAATAAATTATGGCAAGCTGGATATGCTAATACTGGTTTGTACGCTAGTTATGACTGGTTAGTGAATGTATTAGACGTTAGTCAATTAGGTGGTTGCGCTATCTGGTGCGCACAACTTAATAACCAATGCGACTATGAAGGGGCCAATTTGTGGCAGTACACATTTAGCGAAAACATCGAGGGCAAGGAATTTGATGCCGATTTAGTGCTAAATTGGCCTATTTAATAGGGGGGAATTATGGATACTATCATTCAATTATTAAGGCGATATGCGCCGGTCATTACCGTGACAGCACTTGTGCTGCTGGTGGTGGTAGTTGGCTTATTTTGTTACAAAATGGCTTATACAAAGAAATTGCAAGAACCTGTTATCCTCAATCAAACAGTAGCGAAAAACCTGCAGAAACTGGCGGATACGTTAAAAATCACGCCAAAGGAAGCAACGGAAGTAATTGCGTATAAGGAAACCGCGCAGCCGGTAGCAACGTATTATACACATGCGCCAACGTTACATGATGCGGCAGTAGTTACGAAAAATGCTATTAAGGATAAATCTCCGAATATTCCAAAGGAAGTTACAGAAAAAAGCGATAGAACCGCGGTAGTAGAAAATACAGATGAAAACAAAGTTGACGTGTACAAAATTAATCTAAACAAAGCGCATCGCATAATGGGCGGCGTTACTGTATTAGAAACAGGGAAGGTATACGAAACTGTAGGTTATCAAGCTGGCGACTTTCAAGGTTTAGCGCATTTTGACGGTAAGCAGTTTAAAGGGGCCAGCGCACTTTATACATTCGCGAAATGGTAGGTGATCCGATTATCTCCGCGCCGTACGGTTTACGGTATATCATATTTAATTAAGAGGTAAACGAAAATGAAAACATTTACATTTGAAGGCAAAACGCATATGTTCGCAGAAGAAGTAGAACCAAAGAAAGACGGTTTATATACCGCAACCTTAACAGACCATAACAACGTACGTTGTGAAATGTGGTTTGTAAACGGCGAATTGAAACGCCTTGTTGAATTAGATTAATACTAAAAGGGGTACCATAAGCGGTACCCCTCTTTTTTATTTGACGGCAAAAATACGTCAAAAATTTCATGTAAATCCATATAATCTTGTGGTTAGAATTTTAAATTTACGTTATGGCCAATCAATTAAAAACTACGATGTGCGATATTATGGATAAAAATTATTAAATACGCTATAATAAAGTATTGTTAAATATACGCGTAAAACCCTGTTTTCTAATGCGTTTTTCTCTAAAACGGCATAAAAACGGCAAAAACTATTATCCAAAAATATTTGCCACTTTATCAGCGGCATTTTTTCGCATTTCGTCCGTGTAGTGAATATAATTGTTTATTACCGTATCCACGGTATCGCCCAATAGACTGGCAACGGTTTTTATATCTACATTATTTGCCAAAAGCGTACATGCGTAAGTATGCCGAAATGAATGCATAGTTTTATTTTGAACGTATTGTTTTAATACTTGATTGGCTAGTGTAGATTTATTATTTTTAAAATCAAATAACCGTTCTTTGCTAGATGCTTTTTTAAAATTAGATAATATATCTGTTAAAACTGGCGGTATTGGAATAGTGCGAACGCCGTTTGTTGATTTTGTGTTGGCGTATCCGTATTTTCCGTTAATTAGCGCCGTCCATTGCTTATTAATTGTCATTGTTTGATTTACTAAATCAATATCAGACCAGTTTATGCCTATGATTTCGCCATAACGCGCCCCGGTATAACGTGCAACAGAAAATAGCACATAATACATATAATGTTTATCTTGCATGTTTTCTAATAATGATAATTCGTTTTCGGTAAAGACTGATAGTTTTTTATTATCCTTTTTCTTTAGGGCTTTAAGCCGCATACAAGGGTTTGTGTGGATAATGGCGTATGGTGATATGGCGTAATTGAATAACAATTTTAAAACGGCGGTGCATAGATTAATTGAACTGATTGAGTAGCTTGTATTATTAAATTCGCGCGTAATATCTAGCGTTGTTATTTCTGTTATTTTCTTATTTTTTAACGCATCAACTACATTTAATGCGTTTTTGTACGCGATTAAAGTATTGGCCGTTAAATTCAACTGTTCATTTAAATATATATTGAAAAATTGCATTAAGGTTAAATCTTTTAGACTATCATCTATTGAAAAGGTGATAGTCTTTTTTAATTCATCAATGATCGTTTGCGCGTGAATTTTAGCAGCCTTTTGCGTTTCAAAACCCTGTTTAGATTTCTGGCGCCAGCGGTTGCCGTCCTTATATGAAACGATACATTGAAACCCTTTATCTTTCTTTCTTATTGTAATGTTGCATTGCATCGTTTAATTCCTCTATTGAATATTTGGCTATGTAATGCGCGGCAATCAATAAAGCTAATACTATAATCGCTAATATATATCTATGTTCTTGCCACGGCACAAGGCCTAAAGCCAAGCCAATAATTAAATAAAAAACACTTTGATAAAAAGCTACATTAATTGCATCTTTCTTTTTCATGTTGAACCCCTTTATTTAACAATAAATGCGCAAAAGTATTCGCATCTATTTCGAGTTTTGCGCGTGTGGTGCTATCTAAGCCGCCGTATAAATCGTATTCGCCATGAAGCAATGCATGCCCTAATTCATGCGCAAGTGCTTCGCGTTGCTGGCGCCTACTTAACCGGCTATTTATAATAATAGCCTTTTTAATCTCCGGTTTAATCAGTACACCGCTAACACCTACAGGCATACGTTTATAAAATACTTTAATGTTTAACTTGCTTGCAATGTTGCGTGGTTCATTTGAACCGCACGAATTAATTAAGTCTAAAACCATATTTAACATGCTAACAATTCCCCTTGAATATATTAATCGTCTAATACTGCTTTTAATACTTTTTGCAATTTCTTTTTTTGTTTTTCCGTCAATTCACGATCGCCATAATAACATATCAAAGTGCTATCTGTAATTTTCTTTAAATCAATTTTTCTCTCAATGTTTTTGATTTCAGGCGTTCCCTCTACGCCCTCTGTAAAATAAGAGGTTGGCACGTTGAAATAGTCCGCCAAAATTTTAAGTGTTTTTAAATTGGGCGTAGAATTTTGAGTTTTCCAACGTGAAATAGTACTTTGAGCAATACCGGTTTCTTTTGAAACTTGATACATAGAAACTCCTGTTTTCCGCATAGCATCGCTAAATCTTTGGTAAAACATGTTTAACCTCCGCAAATTATAAATAAATATTTATAAAATTTACGAAATGTTTAGTGGACTACTTGCGTAAACGCACGTATAATAAAGCCATAAGGTAGTTGCGAAAACGCAAGCAATCTTATAAACAATCGCGTTGTAGCAAGTGTGGTAGTGAGATATTATTACTTGCTATAACGCAAGTATAACATTAAAAAAAGGTGGTGTAAATGATTAAAACGGTAACAAAAAACATTTTCAAACTTATGGATAGTAAAGGCGTAACTGCCTATAAATTATCCAAATCAACGGGAATTTCTGAAAGTGTTATTTCCCGTTGGAAAAGCGGCGAACAATCGCCAAGCATTAGCAGCCTTGTAAAGGTTGCGCATTTCTTCGATTGTGGTTTATCGGAATTGATGAAAGGAAACAAATTATGAAAATAACGTATACCGTAGATGAAACGGCCGAAGTTTTAGGCATCTCTAAATCATCGGTATACAACTTGCGCAATGCTGGTACAATTCACCAGCTAACAAAATTACCTGGCGTTTTATTTTCCGTCAAAGAAATTCAAAATATAGCCGGATTAGAAACCGAAATAAATGCGGTTAATTACCGGGCGTTAAAAGCAGAAAATGAAGCATTGGCGAAAGAAAACGCAAAACTAAAAAATGGCATAAAAAAAATAACTAACGATATGTTAGCTATTACGGGGGAATTATGATGATTGGATTTATGCAAGCGGTTGGCTTTATCCTGTTACTCGGAACACCGGGCAGTTTAGAACTTGACAATATAACGTTATATGAAGCGTTATTGCAAGGATTGTTAGGTGTAGCGTTGTTATATGGCGGCGCTTATATAGAGCAAATAAAAAAGGCCCAATAGTGGCGGCAACCACTAAAGGGCAGATGCGAAAAAGTGAGTTTAAGAAAGCATCTTAATTATATCATATATGATAGTTGGTTAAGGTGGCAAGGTGAAGTATGAGAAAACAAGAATTTTTAAACCTGTTAGAACGTTTTGATGCGCTATTAAATGAAGTCGAACAGGAAAAACCCAATATTTATATGGCTTTAGAAATAACGGTTAAATCAGGTTTTCTGTATCACCATTATATATATGTGTGTGATAAAGAAACAGGAAAAGATTTTCTATGTTACATAAAAGGGTTTAACAAAACAATAGGCAAAAACGAAGTAGAAACATTTAACGATGTATTAGAAGTGTTAGAAAGGGAAGAAAATGAGTAGCATCTATGAATTAAACAAAGATTATGCGGAACTTTCCGCAATGTTAGAAGTGGCGGAAACGCCGGAAGAAATAGAAGCAATCAAAAACACATTAGAAATGCTTGATTGTAGCATTGAGGAAAAAATAGAAAACACGGCTAAATACATGGTTAATGTTGAAGCCGATATACAAGGAATTAAGGCCGAAATTGATAGATTGAATAAGGTTAAAAAATCAAAGGAAAGTACTATAGAAACACTAAAAAACAATATTGAATATTCCATGAAGCAAAAAGGCATTGAAAAAATAGAAGTTGGCACCTTTAAAGCTGGTTACCGCAAAAGTGAAAGCGTTGAAATTATCAACCTTGATGTAATTCCGGCAGATTTCACAAAAGTTGAAATCAAAGCCGATAAAACGGCAATCAAGAAAGCACTTAAAGCCGGCGAAGTGGTAGAAGGTGCAGAAATTAAGGTAAATCAAAATTTCTATATTAAGTAGGTGATCGCATGGCAGCAAAAACATTACAACAAAAATTAATTGAAATACAAGCCGAATTGAAGGCACCTAAAAGCCAGTACAATAAATTCGGTGGTTATAACTATAGAAATTGTGAAGATATCCTAGAAGCGGTTAAACCTCTATGCGCTAAACATGAAATTGTACCGTTGTTAAGTGATGAAATCGTTATGATTGGCGATAGATTTTATATTAAAGCAACGGCAAAAGTAACGGACGGAAAAGACGAAATAGCAACTACTGCCTATGCGCGTGAAAGCAAGGATAAAAAAGGCATGGACGAAAGTCAAATTACTGGTTCCGCTTCGTCCTACGCCAGAAAGTACGCGTTAAACGGCCTATTCTGTATTGACGATACAAAAGATGCCGATTTTATGGATAATTCGCAAAACTCTAAATCTCAACAACAACCAAAACCGCAACCAGCAAAAGAAACGCACGTTAAAGGATACAATGAATTTCTAAAAATACAAAAAGAAAAAAATGTACCGCCTGTAGAAATTACAAAATTTGTTGCAGCCGAATTCAAAAAGCCACGCGTTGGCATGTTAGATGAATTTGAAATGGTGGCGGCGTTAAAGTGGATAAAAAGCTACGGTCAAGACGATGTAAAAAAAGGTTTTACATTGTACGATAATGCAGACCAAGAACTTGAACACGAAGATGCCGGAGACCGCATTTAATGAAATGGGTTACAAAGGGTATTAACTTAATTAAGTCTATAGGCTGGAACGTATTAATTCCGGCCCCTATAGATGAAATGTTGAGTAAGTTAGATCCGAACATTGAATATATCGTTGAAATCAAAAAGAAGGTAAAACGCCGTTCGCTAAATGCTAACGCGTATGCATGGGTATTATGCGATAAGATAGCACGGGAACTTTCAAAAAACGCCTACATTTCAAAAAATGACGTGTATAAGCGTGTTATTCAAGAAGCTGGTACATTTACATATCTGCCAATAAAAAACGATGCCACAGGGCGATTTATTGAAATTTGGCACGGCCACGGGTTAGGCTGGTACGCCGAAGATGCCGGACCAGCTAAAACAGAAGGATATACAATTATCCGCGCTTATCATGGTAGCAGCGTTTACACAATAGACGAAATGCGGCGTTTGATTGATGCACTTGTTGATGAATGCAACCAGTTAAATATACCGATTGAAAACAACGATTACATTAATTCGTTAATACAGGAATGGGGAAATGAACAGAAGAAAGAAACTTGATAACGTTCTATATGCCCGCACCAGAAAATGGGCGTATGAACGAGACGAGGGGTTATGTGTATTGTGTGGCGCAATGGCAACCGAAGTACATCATATTGAATTTAGGTCGCATGGCGGACTTTCTAATCTTAGCAACTTAGCTTGTTTGTGTAGAGATTGCCATACAAAAGCACATGGCAGCGATGCAAAACAGATTAGAGAAATATTAAAAGAAAGGAATAAGGGTATTAAATGGCAGAACGAAGAATGATGTCTAAAAAAATTATCGATACAGATAACTTTTTAGATATGCCACAAAGTACACAATGCCTTTATTTCCACTTGTTACTAAGGGCAGATGATGACGGCTTTATTCAATCACCGAAAAGCATTATGCGCATTACTGGGTGTAAAGATGATGATTTGAAATTGCTTGTTGCTAAAGGTTTTGTGATTGGTTTTGAAACTGGTGTTATTGTCATTAGACATTGGCGGATACATAACTATGTACAAAGTGATAGATACTCAAAATCTGAATTACCGGAAGCAAAATGTGTAGAGTTAAAAAACAAGGTGTATGAAGTAGTTGAACAACCGATAAACCCAGATAATACCTGCATGGATACAAAATGTATACAAAATGGATACAATCTGGATACACAGATAAGAATAGATAAGATAAGAGAAGAAGAGAATA